CCTGTTCACAAGGAGGGATTAGAAATGCTTCAGCTACTGTGTTCTATCCGATCTGGCATCACCAATTTGATGACCTTATTGTGCTCAAAAATAATCAAGGAACGGAAGAAACCCGAGTCAGACATATGGACTATGGTGTCGTACTCTCAGCATTCTTCTGGCGTAGGTTTAAGAACAAAGAGAATATTACGCTCTTCGACCCAAACCAAGTACCGGACCTCTACGAAGCCTTCTACTCCAACACAGAAAAGTTCGAAGAACTCTATGTAAAATACGAACATCAAATAGGTCTTCGTAAAAAAGTTATCAGTGCTGAGGAAGTATTCAAAAGTGGCATTCTAAAAGAACGTACAGACACCGGACGTATCTATTTGGTATTCATAGATAACGTCATGAAGCAAGGACCATTTGATCCAGAATACCATACCATTTACCAGAGTAATCTTTGTTGTGAAATTCTACTTCCTACTCGCCCTTTTAAGCGTTTGGATGACAGCGATGGCCGTATCGCTCTTTGTACCTTGGGGTCGATTAACTGGGGTGCGTTCAGAAATCCTGAGGATATGCGTCGTGCTTGTCGCATTCTCCAGCGCAGCCTATGCAACATTCTTGATTATCAGGACTTCCTCAGTATTCAGTCTAAACTAAGCAACGATGAAATCCAACCTTTAGGCATTGGAGTAACTAATCTAGCTTATTGGCATGCCAAACGTGGCTATAAGTATGGTGAAAAGGATGCTCTTCAAGATGTTAAAAGCTGGATTGAGCATCAAGCATACTACTTGACCGAAGCCACAGTGGAGTTGGCCAAAGAACGTGGTCCATGTAAGGACAGTCATAAAACAAGATATGGGCAAGGCATTTTCCCTTGGGAACTCAGAGCTGATGCTGTCAATGACTTAGCAGAGTTTAGTCCAGAACTTGATTGGGAAACCCTACGTGAAAATATGATCAAATACGGGGTACGCAATGCCACATTGATGGCCATTGCTCCAGTAGAGTCCAGCAGTGTGGTCATTAACAGTACTAATGGCATTGAGCTGCCCATGAGCCTAATCAGTGTGAAAGAAAGCAAAGCAGGTAGTTTTATTCAAGTTGTTCCAGAGTATCATAGACTTAAGAATCGTTATCAACTTATGTGGGAACAACGTGACTGTATTGGCTACTTGAAAACAGCAGCAGTATTGGCAGCTTATGTGGATCAAAGCATCAGTACCAATACATTCTATAGCCCCAAGCATTTTGCAGATCGTAAAGTGCCTAGTACATTGATTGCTAAGAACTTAATGCAGGCCCATATTTGGGGATTGAAGACATTGTATTATAGTTTGGTGGACAAGCAAGGTAGTAAAATGCCCGAACCCACGCCTGAAGTTCATTATAATGGATTTTATAATCAGAGAGAGTTAATTGAGGAGGAGGAGGATTGTCTATCCTGTAAATTATGAGTAAAGAACAATATAACCTAACCACCAAGACAGACTATTTGAATCGCAAAATGTTCTTGGACCCAGCTGGTCCAGTGACTATTCAAAGATTTGAAGAAGTAAAATATAAAAAAATCGTGGACTTTGAACAGACAGCACGTGGATTCTTTTGGGTTCCAGAAGAGATCAGTTTGACCAAAGACGCCAGTGATTTCAAAGACGCCAGTGATAGTGTACGTCATATCTTTACTAGTAATTTGTTACGTCAAACAGCCTTGGACAGTATTCAAGGGCGTGGCCCAGCACAAGTGTTCACTCCTGTGGTAAGTTTGCCTGAGATGGAAGCACTAATGTATAACTGGAGCTTCTTTGAAACTAATATTCATAGTAGATCATATAGCCATATCATACGTAATATCTATAATGTGCCTAAAGATGTGTTTAACACTATTCATGACACCAAAGAGATAGTAGACATGGCGTCTAATGTGGGTAATTACTATGATCAATTGCATATGATTAATTGTCATAAAGAACTAGGCGAATCAATTAATGAAACTGTACATATTAGAGCTATCTGGATGGCACTTAATGCCAGTTATGCACTAGAAGCATTTAGATTTATGGTTAGTTTTGCCACCAGTCTTGCCATGGTAGAGAACAAGATTTTCATTGGTAATGGCAATATTATTAGCTTGATTCTACAGGATGAACTATTACATAAAGGTTGGACTGCTTGGTTAATCAATCAAGTGGTCAAGGAAGATGCAAGATTTGCCAAGGCCAAGCAGGATTGTGAACAAGAAGTATATACCATGTACTTGTCAGTTATTGCAGAGGAAAAAGCATGGGCAGACTATTTGTTTAAGAAAGGCCCAGTGATTGGATTAAATGCCAATATTCTAAAAGACTTTGTGGATTATACAGCAGCCGCAGCATTGAAAGACATTGGTCTAAAGTATATGAGTCCAGCGCCCAAGACTACTCCTATCCCTTGGTTTAATAAACATAGTGATACTAGCAAGAAACAGACTGCCTTGCAGGAAAATGAATCGACTAATTATGTTATAGGAATCATGGGCGATAGTATTGACTATGCAGAGTTGCCCATGTTATAATCCTTCAAAGGAGATATAATGTTACTAGTTTACACAAAAAATGATTGTCCATATTGTGACAGAGCCAAGGCCCTACTAGAAAGTAAAAGCGTGCCATATAAAGCAATCAATATACAAGAGAATCCTGAAGCAAGGGAGTTCTTGATGAATCAAGGATTGCGTAGCGTGCCTCAGATCTTTGATGACACAACCCTGCTGCCAGGCGGATTTCAAGGCTTGGATAGCAAGCCACAAGAGTTTTTCGAACAATATAAAGGATAAAAATGTTAATTGAGAATAAATTTAAAAACAACGATATCATTAGTTTCAAAGTAAGTAGCGGAGAGGAGATCCTTGGACGTTATCTACGTGAGGATGATGTCAATTTCTATATTACCAAGCCCAGTGTATTGATGATGAGTCAACAGGGCATGGGTATGGTTCCTTACATGATGACTGTGAAACCAGAAGAAGAGTATGCCATTGCTAGAACATCGGTAATCACTTTTGCTCGTACAGATGATGATATTGGCAAGCAATACCTAAGCAAGACCAGCGGAATTCAATTGGCTTAAGCTTAGTTAATGACCAAGCCGTTCTTAATAAATAGTTTTATGGGCGGTTTGGAGTCAATCTCCAAGCAAATCGCTGGAGACAAGAATGGCAAAAAGAATACAATTAAGAAGAGATACATCAGAATCTTGGAGAGATGCAAATCCTATACTTGCTCAAGGTGAAATTGGTCTTGATTTAACTAATGAGAACTTTAAAGTTGGAGATGGCAGAACTCAATGGAATGATTTACCATATTCCATAAGAACGTTTAAAGTATCTGATAAGGCGGGCACTACTTACATATCTACCGAAGTAGATCAGTACCCAACCTATACAGTGTTCTATAATAATGGTCGCAATACCATTAATTTAACCCCTACACTTTTTGAAACACAAAATGATGTAAATGTCAGTATCCTATCTAGCACGGACAGTGCTGATATTAACACAGGAGCATTGATAGTAAAAGGTGGCGTGGGAATAGGTAAAAATCTTAATGTATCTGATAAAATTAAAGCTTCCTCAATAGAAGTCCAAACTGGATCAGTGGGAACATTAACTGGTAGTTTTACAGGCAGTCTGACTGGAAATGTCACTGGTGATATTTACACTGATCAAGGTATTAAAATTTTAGAAAATGGCACTGATGGCACAGATGCTACTTTTATCGGGTCTGTTATAGGCAATATAACCAGTGATGAACTAAGTAGTTTTACTAATATTGCAGTAACAGGCGGTAATATCAGTGGTATTACAAGTTTACAAGCTGATGGCAATGCCTATATTAATGGTATACTACACACTGGCGGAAACTTTGATGTTAACACAAATAAGTTTATTGTAGATTCTGCCACAGGTAATACCAATGTTGCTGGTACGTTAGCAGTAACTGGTTCTACTACATTGAGTGATAAGTTAAATGTAGCTAAAGATTTCTCAGTTGATACAAATAAATTCACAGTGATTGCTGCTTCAGGTAATACTGTTGTAGCTGGTACATTGTCCAGCAACGGTAATTTTGATGTTAATACAAATAAGTTTACTATAGATTCTAGTACAGGTAATACTAGTGTGGCTGGTACGTTAGCAGTAACTGGTACTACAACTCTTTCTAAAATTGAAACAGGTTCTTTAAATGTTAGTTCTGATGTAAAGATTACTAATAATTTATCGGTAAATGGTACTAGTAGTTTTATTGGCAATATAACAGCCACTAAACTTACTTTAGATGGATTAACGATTAATAAAAACATAGATATTAATGCTGATTTACGCATTTTAAAAAATATATATGCTGGTGGCGATTTCTCTATTAGTACAAATAGGTTTACAGTAAACGCAAACACAGGCGAAACACGTGTTTCTGGCAGTCTTTATACTGGTGGAAATTTTGATGTTAATAGAAATAAGTTTACAGTTGATGCTTTCTCAGGTAATACTGTGGTAGCTGGTACATTGTCTAGTAAAGGCAATTTTGATGTTAATTCAACTAAGTTTACAGTTGATGCCAGTACAGGTGACACTGCTATTGCGGGTACATTAACCGTAAAGAACTTATTACTTGAAACCGATCTTCAATTATCGGACAATCTAGATGTAACTGGTACAACTGTATTAACTAGCTTAGAAGTAAATGATGATTTTTCAGTTGGTGGTACTAATTTTACAGTAGATGCTGCTACGGGCGATACTGTTGTTTTTGGAACACTAACTAACAAAAATGGTTTTAATGTTAATGAAAAGTTTACTGTAGCTGCTGTATCAGGTGATACTGCCACTGATGGTACATTATCTAGCAAAGGCGATTTTAATGTTAATGATCTCTTTATTGTAGATGCCAAAACAGGCGGTACTTCTGTAGGTGGGTTTTTAACAGTTTATGGTGTGACTTCATTAAGTGATACGTTAGATGTAACTAAAGATTTCTCAGTTAATACAGAAAAGTTTACTGTGGCTGCTACATCAGGTAATACTGCTATTAAAGGCACATTGGCAGTAACTGGTGCCACTGCATTGAGTGACAAATTAAATGTAGTTAAAGATTTCTCAGTTAATACAAGTAATTTTACTGTGGCTGCTACATCAGGTAATACTACTATGGCTGGTACATTGGCAGTAACTGGTGCTACTACGTTGAGT